TTCCATTACTTCACCCACTTTCCTTTATTTATTATAGATAACTTTTCTTCTGCATCTACAATCTTCTGTAATAATTTATCTATTTCATCCAAGTGTTGTGGATGTTCACCTATTCCAACTGGATTTTGAAGATAAATGTTTACAGTTGCATATCCTTCAGCAATTTGTCCTTGATATCTTTTTTTAAGTGCGTCTAGTATTTTTTCTGATAGCATCTTTCCCTTTCTTAAATATTGCAGCGACTTTTGATTTACCCATAACCTTGGCGCGCTGTTCACCAACGGTTAAAATTTGGATTTTTCTTGCAAACGGTTTAGATATCTTTTTAACTTTTGCAACAGTTTTACGAGCATCAGTAGGAGTCGCAAACTTAATACTAACAGTGTCTTTAGGATTTTCATCTGTGTAAAGTCTTCTGCCTGAACCTTTTGGTTTTTTACCAGTGCCTACTTTAGGATCTGCCACGCTTCATCTCCTTAATATGCTTCTTAATAATTTTAGATTGTTTTTTATGTAACTTTGAAGCTTTACCTAAAGCTTTAGCTACTTTTCGTAGTTTTTTTACCATTTAACATTTCCATCTTCTGCGAGCTTGACGTAGTCTAGAATTGGGATCTCTTGCAGCCTTTGGAAATTTTTTCATTTGACCTGCGCTTCTTGCGCAATAAGATTTTCTTCTCTTCGCTGCAGCAGAACCTTTTTTAACTTTGCCAGTCACCGCTGTTTTTAGTTTTGAACCGGGATTTTTTCTTCTATAGGCAGCGACACCGGCTCGTGTCATACCTGCTCCAGACTTTGTAGGTCTAAAGTTCTTTTTATTTCTTGCAGGCATATTATCCTGTTTCCTCATACCATTCCTCCCATACTCATCTTTTTTCTTTTTGCAAACGTAGCTGCTCTAGATGGTTTAGGTCCAGTATTAGCTACTGCTTGTTTTCTTCTTACGGCACCCGCACGTTGCCCTTTGGACATCGCTCTTGCTTTTGCAATGGGCACGCATTTTGGATACTTTTTTCTTTTTTCTCCACCACTCCGACCACATTTTGGGAATGAGCCATCTTTTCGCTTGTTCGCAATATCGACCCAATTTTCCTTGACCCATGCACGTAGCCCCTTTTTAGCCATTATCTAATTTCGCAACCTTTACCTTTTTTTGCAAGTCCACCACTTCCAAAAGTAACTCGGCCACCTTTAGCTTTTTTATTTTTCTTTTTACCACCTGGTGTAACTTTGCCAGAGCAAACTGCAGATGCATACATATTTGCATATGCGCTTGGGTATACTTTGAATTTTCTCTTCGCAGCAGCCTTTCCTCTAGGACAAAGTTTTGCCATGTTATTTCCTTTTCTTTTTTTTAACTCTGCCACCTTTTTTCATGTAGCCCATTTTAGCAACTACTTGAGGTGCTTTCTTTTTTAAAGCAGCCAAGCCAGGTTGTTTCTTTTTGTCTATTTTTTTCATTTTTTCCTTTTCTTATCAACGTTTTTTATTTTACCTTTATTTTTAGATGCATAAAAAACTTGTTCACCTTTTTTCTTACCATAAGTCTTTTTCATAGACTTCATGATTTTCTTACCTTTAGGTGTAAGAGGCATTATCTATTGATTTTGCCTTTTTTCTTCATCTTGCTACCGAATTTTCCGTAAGACTCATCTCTAGAAGCTTTTAATTGCTTCTTCGTTCTTTTCTTCTTAATTCTCATAGCAATAGACTCATCTTTTCTAGCTTTATAGCCTTGTTTTTTCTTACCGACTTTGCCGCCTTTTTTCATAGCGCCTCTATCCATAAGTTCAGTTGGCATTCTTTTTGATCTCATGTTTACACCTTGTCCACGTGAATACATCATATCTCCAGTTCTGCCACCCATTCCACCGCCTCTTAAAGCTTTTCTAGAATTTGCAACTTGTTTGTTAAAGTTTGGGTTTGCCATTATTTTTTTCCTCCGTTTTTAAATATTTGTGTTCCCTTTATACCAAATATACTCGCCACGACAAGGATCCACAAATTTGTAAACCATGACGGTAGTGTTGAAAAGTATTCGAAGAAAAGTTTTACCTTTTCCATCGCCGCCGGATCGTCCGACATGACCGCCCACATCAACACAATGATGGGCGCCGAAATTATTACGAGAACAAATTCATCTTTATAATCGTTTTGTCTCGCTTCTAGTAATTTGCCTTGGTAAGATTCTTCACCGCGAGCCATTTTTTCTGCATGCATCAATTGTGCATCAGAC